ACCTTCGGGACATGTTCAATGTCAAACAAGCTCACATGCAAGAGATCAAACGCCTACAGAAACAGACTCAACGCCTTGAGTGGGTCATCTCCGCGTGTGTCGGCGCATCAATCGCACTCATATTCGTTATTGTTCACATGATGGTCACTGGGCCTGAGTGGACTTGGTAGAAAACTCTTGACGAACCACCGTTTAAATGTTATATTATACTCATGAACAGTAGCAAGTTAGAGAATCAAGTCAGAGGTTGGATCGCCTTAACCGTTTTTATTACAGTCGTAGCGGGGATGGTGGGGTAACCCACCCCCCAGATTTTGGAAATTTTTTAATAGGCTAAATAGAGCACCGTGGGGGGTGGGGTCTTTCTCAGTCTCCCCGAGACCAATCCGTTCGTTTGCATTTCCTTGGATAGTCTCTCCAATGAATCTTAACTCTGCTTTTCTCAAGCTCCTTCTCTCGTTCCTCTGTTATGATCTTGTACACGATGAAAGCAAGTCCAGATAGTGAGCCTATGCAGACGGAAAGGGTAAAAAACTCTAAAAAACCTATGTCCATGAATAATATTACACCTAAAGGTAAAAAAATCCGCCGCGAGGATATTTTTTAAAATTTTTATTTGCATTTCTTTTACCGCGCATAGCAAAGAAGGCATTTCGTACTTGGTATTTCTGCGTGTAAATAAGAGTAAGGTGAAAGAAAAAGATAGTTCTAAACGGAAAAAAGCCGTAAGGACTCCAGAAACCCGCTCTACCAGAAAAACGAAACAACAGGATATTGCTAAGGAATTAGAAGAATCTTTATGCGACCCATTCAAAGTCGCCAACCCCATAAAAAAACTAATCAAAATTAAGCAATTTCCTTGGACCGAGCGACAAAAGGAGTTTTTTCGGATTGCACTACATCCCAGTACAAACGTTGTTTTTGTAAATGGTCCAGCAGGATCAGCTAAAACCCTACTGTCTGTTTACTGTGCTCTTCAACTGTTGAACATGAAAGCTATAGAAGATATTATGTATCTTCGTTCAGCCGTAGAAAGCAGCGCACACAGCTTGGGTTTCTTACCGGGTAGTGCAGAAGATAAGCTTCGATTCTATAATTTACCGTTCTTAGACAAACTGGATGAGCTTCTAATAAATACTCGGGCGGAAAAATTGGAAGAAGAAAAACGTATAAGCATGTTTCCTGTAAATTTTGCAAGAGGTATGAACTGGACGGGCAAATGCGTTATTTTAGATGAAGCACAGAACTCAACAGTAAAAGAAATTACTACCGTGCTAACTAGACTTGGTAAAGGTTGTAAATGTTTCGTCTTGGCAGACCCAATGCAGACAGACCTTAAATCACAGCACCTCGTAGGAGGCTTTGAGTCGCTCTCTGAGGCGTTTAACGACGAAGAGAGTCTACAGATGGGGGTCTACAGTTTTTCGTTCACAGAGGACGATATTATGCGATCTGAGTTAGTCAAATTCTTAATCAAAAAGATAAGCGACATTGAATAAAATGGAAAACGCAGAATACATCGGCGGTAAATGGAGAATTACTCCTAAAGCAAGGGAGAGTCGTGAATTCGAATACAAAGATGGAGACTGGTATCCCAAAAAAAAGAAAAAACAAGCTCAACAAACATTATTTGAATCTAAACCCAGAAAGAAAAAAACCATGTGTGGATCATTCCCCCTACAATCAATCAAAAACATTCTTGCAACAGCTGGTATGTACATTTTTTCCAGCGTCCTTGGGGTTAGTCTAGCGTTTAATATTTTTCTTTATATGCAAATGAGGAACGTGGAACAACAAAACTTGCAACTTATAGAAGTTATAAACAAAGAAATTAATGAATAGTATGGATATTGAAACTATTGTAGCTTTGTTTCTTATCGCTTCCCCTCTTATCATGTTAATAGGGATATCGATATGGGCAGATAAATGGCGTAATAAAAAATAATTTTTTAGCACAAGGGATGCTAAAGGGTGGAGACAAAAATAGGGTGGCTCCTTTCGGGGCCACCCTTTTTTAGGGAGGTATGGAACAACTAAGAACTAACATCAACAGCTTGCATGTCTAGCACTCTGTCGTCACGAAAAGAACGAATGCCTTTACCGTAACTGTACGCTACAAATCCGATTTTTTCTCCATCTTTTTTCATGGAATCAAAGGGCGCACTAATGTTGTAGTCCTTTACCTTACCTTTAGCAGTCTGGTACTTCAATTTATATTGTATGTCACTTTGGTCTCTCATATTATAAAATAGTATACATTGATTTTGCTCTTAAGTCAAGGGATTTTTTTGAAGCGTGGATCATGACTTGGTATCAGTGTTGCAATCCTCTTAGTCAACTTTTTCAACCTCATCAAACTCCAGAAAGCCTTCTTCTTTTAAGTATAGCGAGATATGCGAAGCAGCCGACATATCAAATGAATTATCGTCATTCCTATTCGGGAATATTAATTCTTTGTTAAAATAATCGATGATTACGTCTTCTCCGTGGACCGTTATTGGTAGGAACATTTTGTCTGTTTTTTTCATCCTACAAATACAATAGCAGAAACCTGCCCAAAAGTCAAGCTCCTTCGTCGAAAAACTTCATAATCATGGATTTTCTAAAAGACTCTATATCAAAGACGGTCAAATTTTGTCCCCTTAAGAATGAAATGTATTCCATGCCGTCATCACTAAAGAAGGGTTTTAACTCCGTTAGTATTTCTTTACTTAATTGAGAAGAGGAAACGAAATCGATAGAGTAAGTATTCGGCTCTGGGTGCGGCGGTAAAAAAAGGTTTTCTCGATATTTTTCTATGATTTCTTCCCTTCCAGAACAGCGATGCTTATTAAACATCACGATTATTTTATCAGTCTCATAAAGTATCCCTTGATACCTTAAGAATACATCAAAAAAGTAACTTTTGGTAACTGGTGAACCGTACCTCATGATGTATGGACTACTAGGGCTATGTTTCACAAGCATGTCTTGGCATCTTTGAAAAAAATCAAGCCTCTCCTCTCTGTCCAAGTCATTAAATAGTCTTATGTTTGGCATTTTTTATTTTAAATTTAATTTATCTTTTGCGAAGTCTATATTCTTATTTAATCGCTCCATTTGGTCTTTTGGAAATTTTGGGTTTTCTAAAAGCTGCATACAAGCATCGTAAGATTCTTGATAGTGTTCAGCCCAGTAAGCGGCGATGGCAAATTCGTCTAGCATTGAGTAGTCATAAGCCCACATTTCCGCGAAAAGGAACTCTTCTTTGAATTTTTTTGTAATTCCTTCTTTTCCCAAAATATAAGCTAATTGGTTTCTACCATGCGTTCTACAATATTTCACGACAGCATGAAGTGCCTCACATCTATCAGGGCTGCATTCTTGAGCTTTAAGGTAGGTAGATATAATGGAATCTTCTGAATGTTTTAATTTTTCCTGACATTGACCAGCTTTATAGTAGGCCATGTACCTTTCTTCGTCCCAGAACCCTAACTCTCCTCGCTTCAAGTAGTAAACTAAGGCAGGAGCAGGTCTTTCAGAATCTCTGTAGCTTTGTGCTAGGTAGAAGGTGTACCTAGAAATTAAAAAATCATCCTTCTCTGTTTTTAAGGCATCTTCTAAAAGCTTTGCATCCTTTTGGTATTTCTGAAGGTCGTTATTCCGACTACTGTCCTGAATAGGGACATTCCAAAATTCAGTCTCATGATTAACGTCTTGAAAGGAGCATCCATCTGGAACTTCCAGATATTCATGAACGGGAGCCTTATACAAGAAAGGCTTCGAGTTACTGGTGAAAGTCGGGCGGTAATAAAATGCATCTTTAGTTTTTGTTGGTATTAAGTAGTAATCTTTATTAAGGGAGCACTTAAAAGTTGTAGCATCAAAATTTTGATTATATTTCAATATTTCATCTGCATCTATCATCAATGAATAGTCGCAGCCTATTTGCCGCGCATGTTCCAGCGCAGAGCTTCTGTTATGCGCGAAGTTTTTCCATTGTTCTTTTACGACTTTACCGCCGATTCCCTCCTTCTCCATCCAGTCTTGAATAACTTTAATGGTATTATCACTACTACCAGTATCAACAATAAGAACTTTATCTATAAGGGGTTTAACACTATTAAGACAACGCTCAATAATATGAGCTTCATCTTTAACAATCATACATAAATTAATGCTTTTCTGTTGCATCTTTAATATTTTGGATAATCCTTGTCCAGTAGTTCTACCATAGCGTCGTAAACCATATCAACTGTTATGTTGGCCATACACTCGTGCTCCGCTTTTTCATAAGTCTGGTTCGGGGGGTACGGGCATATACCTTTAGATTGCTCAGATATCCAAGGGTTTTCTCTGAAACAGGGACGACACGGCATCTCAAGGGAAATATTTGTGTTATGAGGATAGCCTGAGGCATCATGCTGCGTTGCTCCGAAAAGTATAACACAATTTTTCTTCCCTATTCCTTGCCATAAAATATTAGAAGTATGCATGTATACCGAATCTAACCCTACGTGAACTTGGCTCCAGCACTGCGCCGCTACATTATCCTTAAAAGAATCCCCAAGGAAGCTGCCGTCAATATTTACCAATGGTGGATCGTCAGGTCCACCAATTTGATAAATTCCTATTTCGGGTCTTTCGATTCTTATTTTCTCAATTAAATCCTGAAACCCCCACCACTCCCTGTAAATAGACCAACCAGTCTTATTCTGAATCGTAATGTAGGGCGTCTTATCTACTTTGTTGATTGGGAAGTATGGATGTTTGAGCACCAACTCATCAAAGGTTATTTCTACGCCTAACTCATCCGCAAACAAGTGAATTAGGTGCTTCCTTATTCTAGCATTGGGGTAGCCTTCGTTAACAGGGTAACCGATACTGGTTACAACCTGATCGTAATCTTCCCTTCTTAACAGGGAGGGGTCTCCTATACTGTCAACCAGTTCATGCTCTGAAAGAAATTCCCCTATAATGCTTGACGTTGCATCATGGCAAAATAAATGAATCTCGTCATATTTTTCCCTTAATTGCCGAGAGGAGTTCATTATCATAAACACGTCCCCAAGAGCACCCGGTCTATGGATGGCTACCTTTCTCATTTTTTTAATTTTGCATTCTTCCTTTTTTTAGCCCTCACGTACCTGTCTATGTACTTCATTGTTGCGTAAGCTTCGTTGTTTATTTTTTGGGCTGCATCACAGATTTTTTTATTGTCATGTTTACAGTATTTAAAGCTTATGTCCAAAATACTATCCAAATCCCCAAGGATTATAGCCCTCTCTTTCTTTTTCATGAAAATCTAAAAAAAGTTACCTTTTTGTCCAAAAAAATGTATAATAATTAATACTATGAAAAAATATTGCCCCAGTTGCGGTAAGCAAAATCCTGTCAGTGCTAAGTTTTGTTGCCACTGTGGAGATAGTATGACTTTGACTGCAAAAGTCAAACAAAAACGCAACCCGCTCAAAGCAACCCCACCAGAAGAAATGGACGATTACGAAGATGATGAGGATGAAAATACTCAAATAACAGCTACTCAACTAGATGTTGAAATCCTTCCGACCTTTCAGGGAAAAGAGACTATTGGAGGGATAATGCAAGCAAGCGAACAAACTGGACCAGTCACATCTGACGGATACAAAAAAGGAGGTGGTCCTAAAATAAACGAAGAAAAATTTTTAGAAGATTTCCGTAGAGAAGCTGGCCCCCTAAGAGGGGACACAAGCGTTGGCCAATAAGAAAAAAATAACATTCGAATCATGTATCGATGTCATAGATACGGAAATTTCCAAAAGAAGGGGGAAATGGAATTTAACGTCTTTATCTTGGATTGACTTTGAGGATGTTGCTCAGATAATCCGAATTCACATATTTGAAAAGTGGAACCAGTACGACCAATCAAAGCCCATGCGCCCGTGGCTCAATAGGGTCATATCAAATCAACTTAAAAATATAATCCGAAACAACTACACAAACTATACTCGCCCCTGCCTAAGGTGTGCCGCAGCCGAGGGAGACGACGGGTGTCGGATTTATACTACCCAATGTAACGAATGCCCGCTATACGCTCATTGGGAAAAAAGAAAACTTAATGCCTATAATCTCAAGATGCCCCTTTCTTTGGAAAATCATCAGCAAGAAGTAAATTCTATGCCCTGTGACTACATAGACTTCGAAGAAAAGGTAAAACAACTAAACGAAAAAGTAAAAACAGTCCTTAAGCCAACGGAGTTATTAGTTTACGAGTCCCTGTTTATACTAAAAGAAAACGAACTTACAGTTGCCAAAAAATTAGGCTTTAAAACTACAGAGAAAAAACGAAGCCCCGGATATAAACAAATACAAAACATAAAAAAACAAATAATCAAAAAAGTTAAGAGTCTTATTGATAGGGGCGATATTGAGTTTTTTTAACATGGAGCAACCAACCGAAAATTTTGAATATAATGGGGCAATTTTGTCCCCGGAGCAGCAAGTTCTAATTCTAGACGAATGGAACAAAAGAAGCGCAGACCACCCTGATGGCCCCCCGTCACTAAACGAGCTAATTAAGATAGCTTTTCCAGATACCGAAAATGCAGATGGCAGGACCAAAGAGGGGAGAATAGTTAAACATTTTCTTGCTTCCAGAGACATGACGGCAAGGAGTCTTCATGATTACGTCCCCAAGGAAAAGATAGAACTCACCGAAGAGCACAAGGAATACATAGCTAACAACGCTAATCTAATGAGGGGGTACGAAATCGCTCGTGTCATCTTTCAAGACGTGTCCCTTTCTCACGTAAGTCAAGAAGCTAGGACTGTAAACGAGTACATCAGAACTTTAGACTTAAGTGTTTCCTCTTTCAATGAGGAGGCTGAAGTTGCAGAGAACGAATACAAGCCGCCCAAAACCTTCACCCAAACCCTTAACAAGGTAAATAGGTTCGTATTGGACGGAATCAATAAAGAGAAAATAACAGCCAAACAAAAAAAGGATATTTCCTCTCTTATTGGCTACCTGCACACCTTTAGATTCCTCCATCAAATCAACAGTTACGATAACAATACTAGCCGAGAATTATTTGAAAGTTCTTTCATTCGTTATACTTATGACAAAAATGATCTCACACAAGAAGAGGTTGACCAATACATTCTGCTTTCTGCCGAGGTAGTTATCGCATCGAATATTCAACATAGGGTTGAGCATTTACAACAGTTACTTGATAACACCGCCGACAACACTGAAGGGACTCGTATTTCGATGTCCTTGGTCGAAGCCATCAATACAGCCCAAAATGAATATAACCAATGCGTCAATAGGCAGCACAAGTTACTTGGAGATTTGAAACAAAAACGTAGCGATAGGTTAAGTAAAAAAATCGACAACAATGCAAGCATTCTTAACTTGGTGGAAGCTTGGAAGGATGAAGAAACCAGAAAGCAGATGATCGAATTAGCTAATAGGCAAAAAAGCTCACTGGAAAGCGAAGTTCAAAAGCTTGCAGATATGGATGACCTCAAGTGTCGTATTTTGGGTATTAGCAAGGACGAAGCCTTAAATGGATAGAGCTATTTGTCAAATTTGTGAAAAAGAATTCAAAGATTACGGCGGCCTTCATAAGCACTTGAAAGCTCACGATCTTAGGGTGGCTGAATACTACCAGCAGGAACACCCCCGTTACGACCTCTACAATGGAAACCTTATAAAATTCAAAAATAAGGACCAATATTTTTCTACCGATTTCAACTCTCGCACCAATCTAAAAATGTGGCTTAAAAGCGTCCCTGAGGACGAAGCAAAGGCGTACTGTATAAAGACCCTAAAAGCCAGAAAAGCCGCTAAGAACCTCGTTTACGCTCCAACACAGGTCGAATTGAGGACGCTTATGTTTCCACCTATTCATTATTACAATATGATATTCGACGATTATTATAAAGTATGCGAAAAAATAGGTTTAAAAAACAAACATCAAACTTTTAACGAATTAATAACAGGGGCAGCTTACAGCAAAGATAAATACAAAATATACGTAGACACAAGAGAACAACTCCCTCTGGAATTTGATTGGCCCACAGAACCAAAGGCTTTAAAGGCTGGGGACTACGCTTT